AGAGTCCTCATCCTTCAGTAGACAAGCAAGTGTCTCCAACTTCTCATTGCGAGGAATTCAAAAACTCCCAGGATACACTAAAATAATTCAGAACTGGAAGATTACCAACTGGTCGTATGAATCACTTCTTACGGATCGCAAAGATGTATTCACATACTTAGATCCACCATATGACATCAAAGACAATCTTTATGGTAAGAAGGGCAGTATGCACAACGGATTTAATCATGATGATTTTGCTTCCGACTGTGATAGATATGTTGGTCACCAACTTGTATCTTATAATTCTTCCAACTTAGTTAAAGAAAGATTTGATGGATGGAATGCAGGTGAGTTTGATCTGACTTATACCATGCGCTCAGTTGGCGAATACATGCGTGAACAAAAAGATCGCAAAGAACTTTTACTTTATAATTATGGAATTGAAGGACTGGCTGAACTCAATTAATTTTAGCAAGGAAGATTTAAGTGAGAACATTAGCTCTTACCCTCCATATATCATTAATCGTTGTCTGTCTGGGCACCTTGATTGCGTCATGTTCGCAAATGAGATGAATAAGTATAACTTTCTTGATAAAGATATGCAATATTCTTTTTATCTAAATACTTTGAGGAAAAGAAAGAGATTCTCTCCCTGGCTCCGCAAGGATAAAGTCACGGACTTAGAATGTATCAAAAAATATTATGGATACAGTAATGAAAAAGCATCTCAAGCTCTGAAAATCCTGACAAAAGAACAGATCAACTTTATTAAACAACGACTTGACATTGGAGGCGCTAAATGAATAACACTGTAGAACCTACAGTAGAATGGTCGCAAGACCAAATGGTGGAGGTACTTCTAAACGAACCTGATGATTTCCTTAAGGTGCGTGAAACACTAACTCGTATTGGTGTTGCATCCCGTAAAGAGAAGAAACTATATCAGTCTTGTCACATCTTGCATAAGCAAGGCAGATACTTCATCGTTCACTTTAAGGAACTGTTCGCACTAGATGGGAAACGGGCTAATCTTACTGTTAATGATGTACAGCGTAGGAACCGTATTACTCGTCTGCTTGCTGACTGGGGACTCATTACGGTAGTCAACCCAGACTCTGTTACCGATATTGCTCCACTGAATCAGATTAAAGTTCTTGCATATAAGGATAAGAACGACTGGATTTTGGAGCAGAAATATAATATTGGTAAAAAAGGAAAACAGCAAGAAGAGAATTAACATTATCTCCCCCGAAGGACTTGACACCTTCGGGGGTTTTTTATATAATATAGAAGTAATTCAAACACATACACACATACCTCAGAAGTGATAACGAGGGTTGAGTTGCAAACCTAAAAAACCTACTTGTTTATAATCATGTCCATGAAACCCACTTGTTCCACTACAGAAGCGTTTAGACAGACTAAACCTACTGTCAGTCAGTACACTATGAATGCTATTGACATTCTCGATGAAGAATTCGGGGATGGGTATGCTAAAAAGAATCCAAACCTGGTCGCTGCTTTGGTCAACGCTCAAACTTTGGATTTTAACAACTGCTCGATGACCGCTGCTAATTATGAGATTGCAGAAAGTCTTCGTTCTCTTTCGATTGAATTTAACGAATTCCTGGCAACTAAATAAGTTTGCGATCTTTCGTGCGGTCGCTTCAAAAGTCGGAAACCCCCATAAGGAGGTGCGGTTACTACCGTATCTCCTTTTTTCGTACTATGCTATAAATATATCGGATGCCTTCGGGGTCCACACAATCTAATCTCGCTTTAAAAAGGAGTAGTACAATGACTAATCTCGCACGATTCACTGCGTCTGATCTTCCTGAGCTATTGGATAAGATCTCCAAAAATAGCATTGGGATGAATGAGTACCTAAATAGAGTGTTCGACTTACACGAAACAACGTCGAACTATCCCCCCTATAATTTGGTTCAAGTCAGTAATACGGAATCAAGACTTGAATTAGCACTCGCAGGTTTTAGAAAAGCAGAAGTAAATGTCTACACACAGGATGGAAAACTCTTCATCGAAGGACAGAAAGAAGACAAAGAAACAGGAACAAACTACATCCATAGAGGAATGGCTCAACGATCTTTCACCAGATCTTGGACCCTCAGTGATGAGACGGAAGTTAGATCAGTTGAATTTGAGGATGGGCTCTTAACAGTAGTCCTTGGAAGAATTGTTCCAGAATATCATAAGCGTAAGGACTGGTTCTAAATAGAACTGAATATCGTCGCCGCGAGGAGCGCCTGGCAAAATCCAGGTTGACTCCTCCTTTTTTTGTTGATAGAATAGAGGAAAATACAAATCTTATGACTAAAAGGCAATTTGTAAGTAGTAAAGGAGATACTTGGGAGTGGGAAGAAACTCCTGAATTATTGGCAGCATTGGAAGCAATGCGTCAAACAGAAAAGAGAAATGCAACCGAACGTCTTCATGCAGACATCCGTGAATTGGAACTGAAGGCACCTGACTATGGAGTTGGTAAATGACAATCAAACTCATGATCTTAAAGTCTGGGGAAGAACTTATCTCTGACATTAATGAGATGGCTGTTGGTGAAGAAGACGATCAGAAAGTAATTGGTTATTTTCTTCGTAGACCATGTTTGGTTAAGATGAAAAATCCTGGAGTCATTGATAAAAAGGACAGTAAAACAAAAGCAGGATTTGAAGTTTCTCTAATTCCTTGGATTGCACTTTCTGCAGATGAAGTTATTCCTATTCCTTCTGATTGGTTAGTGACTATGGTAAATCCAGTCGAACAATTAAAAACAATGTACATTGAGGATGTTTTAAGTTATGGACAAGACGATCAAGGCGATTCTGCTGACGAACAACCAGATCCTGGTGAGTCAGATTGATGAAGTTCCGGCAGCAGTTCCTGGAGAACCAGACTGCAAACTGACCAAACCTTTCGTCCTAACTAGTGATGGAATGTTAGAATCATGGATGATGACTGCCACACGGGATGAAGAATTTATGATCAGTTCTGACAAGATTCTGACTCTTGCAGAACCCACCCCAACACTAATCGAAAAATACGAGGACCTGACTAAGTAATGGCACTATCAAAGAATACTCTAGATCATTTACTTGAAGCAGAATCCCATATTCGCGCAGCAGTTAAATCTGCTGCAGTAAATGAAAAACCCCTGGTTGTCAAACAACTAGCAGACTTGCTTCATGGTTTGGAGCAGTGTAAAAAGTTTGATGAAATCATGGATATGATTGATAATCGTGACCCTGGCAGCAGCGGTATGTTTGGTTCTTTTTTTAATGACGACGAGGAATGAAGTTTTACACTAATGTTCAGTTAATTGGCAATCAGTTTTTGGTTCGTGGAGTTGATAATGGTAATAGATTTGAGTTTAGGGATGAGTTCTTTCCTACACTCTTTGTAAAATCAAAAAAAGATACCCAATACAGAACATTAAATGGAGAAGTAGTAGAGGAAATTCATCCTGGCACTGTTCGGGATTGTCGTGAGTTTTACAAAAAATATGATGAGGTTGATGGATTTGAGATCTATGGAAATGATCGATACATCTATCAATATATTTCTGAAAAGTATCCTGAAGATGAGATCAAGTTTGATATCAGTCAGATTAAACTGGTAACTCTTGATATTGAGACAACTGCAGAAAAAGGATTTCCTGATGTAGAGTCTGCATCGGAAGAGATCCTTGCGATTACGATTCAGGATTACACCACTAAGCAGATTATTACATGGGGTGTAAAACCTTTTGCAAACAAGCAGAAGAATGTCACCTATCATCATTGTCATACCGAACATGAACTTCTTAGTCACTTCATCAATTATTGGATGCAGGATGTTCCTGATGTGGTGACTGGTTGGAATATTCAACTGTTCGATATTCCGTATATCTGTAAGCGTCTTAACAGGGTGCTTGGAGAGAAGTTGATGAAGCGTTTCTCCAACTGGGGACTTGTGACTGAAGGAGAAGTTTATATTCAGGGTAGAAAGCAAATTACATTTGATGTAGGTGGACTGACTCAACTTGACTATCTTGATCTGTATAAAAAGTTCACCTATAAAGCACAAGAGTCATATCGTCTCGACTACATAGCAGAGGTGGAGTTAGGTCAAAAGAAACTTGATCACTCTGAGTTTGATACCTTTAAGGACTTTTATACCAAAGGGTGGCAGAAGTTTATTGAATACAACATTGTTGACGTAGAACTTGTTGACCGATTGGAAGACAAGATGAAACTTATTGAACTTGCATTGACTATGGCCTATGATGCCAAAGTCAACTATGCAGATGTGTTCTACCAAGTTCGTATGTGGGACAACATCATCTACAATTATCTGAAGAAGCGGGATATTGTTATCCCTCCTAAGATTAGGTCTGACAAAAACGAAAAGTACGCTGGTGCTTATGTCAAGGAACCGATTCCGGGAAAGTATGATTGGGTTGTCAGTTTCGACCTTAATAGTCTGTATCCTCATCTCATTATGCAATACAATATCTCGCCAGAGACACTCTTGGACGAGAGACATCCCACAGCTACGGTTGATAGAATCCTTGAGGAAGAAATAAACTTTGAGTTGTTTAAAGATAATGCGGTGTGTGCTAATGGCGCGATGTATCGCAAGGATGTTCGTGGATTCCTACCAGAACTCATGGACAAGATGTATAATGAGCGGGTAATTTTCAAGAAGCGAATGCTTCAGGCAAAGCAGCAATATGAAAAGACCCCAACCAAAGCATTGGAGAAAGAGATCGCCCGTTGCAACAATATCCAGATGGCAAAGAAGATCTCACTCAACTCTGATTATGGTGCTATCGGTAATCAGTATTTTAGGTACTATAAACTGGCCAATGCGGAGGCGATTACGCTTTCTGGTCAAGTCTCTATCCGTTGGATTGAGAAGAAAATGAATGAATATCTAAATAAACTGTTGTCTACAACTGAAGAGGATTATGTTATCGCATCAGATACTGATTCGATATATCTTAACCTTGGACCTCTTGTTGATAAATTTCTTAGTCACAAGTCTGGTGATAAAACTGCGGTTGTGGAGTTACTTGATAAGATCTGCGAAGATAAGTTTGAACCGTTCATCGAGAAGTCTTACCAGAACTTGGCGGAATATGTTTCCGCATACGACCAAAAAATGCAAATGAAGCGTGAGAATATTGCTGATCGTGGTATCTGGACTGCGAAGAAGCGATACATTCTTAATGTATGGAATAGTGAGGGTGTTGCATATGCAGAACCTAAACTGAAAATGATGGGCATTGAGGCAGTCAAATCTTCTACTCCTGCTCCATGTAGGAAGATGATTAAGGATGCTCTGAAGTTGATGATGACTGGAACTGAAGAAGATGTAATCGACTTTATTGATAAAAGTCGTGAAGAGTTCAAACAACTTCCGCCGGAACAAATTGCGTTCCCCCGATCAGTTTCTGATGTTGTGAAGTATAAATCTTCTTCTGACATCTATGCTAAGGGAACGCCTATTCATTGTCGTGGCGCACTTTTATATAATCACTATATCAAAAAGAATAAACTTGAGAACAAATACTCTTTGATCCAGAACGGAGAGAAAATCAAGTTTTGTTATTTAAAAAAACCAAACATCATCCATGAAAACATCATCTCTTTTATTCAAGATTTTCCACGCGAGCTTAATCTTGACAAGTACATCGACTATGACTTACAATTTGAAAAGTCCTTTGTCGAACCACTGAAAGCAATCCTTGATGCTATTGGATGGAATGTCGAAAAAACTGTAAACTTAGAACTATTTTTCTCCTAATGGACCTCCCTATTAACGATAAAGAACTTGCTACCATCGTCAGTGCATTGCGACTTGGTGGTGATGCAGCACTTTATCAAAAACTGACTAGAATCAAAGAGATTCGTGACGCCAATCCTGGTGGTCCTTACAAAAAAATTGCCCGCGAAGAATTTGGATTTGTAATTTAATGGATTTTCTGAAAGAAATTGTAAAAGAGATCGGTGATGACTACACAAAACTAGCAGCAGACATCGATGAAACAGAACAATACGTGGACACAGGTTCGTACATTTTTAACGGACTTGTGTCAGGGAGTATATTTGGTGGTGTATCTGGGAATAAGATTACTGCCATTGCTGGCGAGTCTAGCACTGGAAAAACTTTCTTCAGTCTTGCTGTCGTCAAGAACTTCCTTGATGCTAACCCTGATGGTTATTGTCTATATTTTGACACTGAAGCCGCTGTTAACAAATCTCTTATCGCAAGTCGTGGGATCGATCTAGAACGACTGGTTGTTGTCAATGTTGTTACAATTGAAGAATTTAGGACCAAAGCACTGAAGGCAGTTGATATATACTTAAAAAAACCCGAAGACGAACGCAGACCTTGTATGTTTGTGCTAGACTCTTTGGGTATGCTGTCCACAGAGAAGGAGATCACTGACGCACTGAACGACAAACAAGTTCGTGACATGACCAAATCTCAACTGGTCAAAGGTGCATTCAGAATGCTGACTCTGAAACTGGGACAAGCAAACATTCCTATGATTGTTACGAATCACACCTACGATGTCATTGGCGCTTATGTACCTACAAAGGAAATGGGAGGAGGCAGTGGCCTCAAGTATGCAGCAAGTTCAATCATCTATCTCAGCAAAAAGAAAGAGAAGGATGGAACAGAAATCGTCGGAAATCTTATCAAGGCTAAGACTGCTAAGTCGCGTCTGAGTAAGGAGAACAAAGATGTTACGGTGCGTCTTTATTACGACGAGCGTGGTCTTGATCGATATTATGGTCTTCTTGAGTTGGGAGAGATTGGTGGTCTCTGGAAAAATGTGGCAGGCCGTTATGAGATAGACGGTAAGAAAGTCTATGCCAAAGCAATCTACAAAGATCCAGAAGCATACTTCACTCCTGAAGTGATGGAGAAACTAGATGAGATTGCCAAGGAGGAGTTTAGTTACGGATCATGATCAAGATTCTAAAAACTGGAATCAACGTTGACAAAGTAGTTGAACAACTGAAGAAGTATCCTCAGGACTGGGACCATCAGAAAAATCTGAAGGACTCCCAGTCCTTAGTTGATAGAGGATTTGCAGACTTGCCAGTAAGTGCTCTTCAGCTTATAATAGGTGGGGTCAAACACAAGGATGACTTTGTGGGCGACTCCGAGATCAACATCAAAACACCTGCCTACTCTCATCACAGTGAGATCCGAAAGATCATACGCAAACAGTTTAAGAATGCGGATATTCATCGGTGCGGTTTTCTTTCCCTCCCTGTAGATGAGATTGTAGGAGCACATATAGACGAGGGAACTTATTATCTGAGCAGAAACAGATATCATCTTTCCATACTTGGAAGGTATCAATATTTCTGCGGCAAAGAAACTGTCATTGTTGAACCTGGAACTCTTCTATGGTTTAACAACAAACTACCTCATGGCACCGTCAACATCGGTGATGAGACACGCATCACATTTGTATTTGATATTCCGCATGGACAAAGTTGAAATTCTAATTCTAAGAAACCTTCTCTATAACGAAGAGTATCTTCGTAAGGTAATTCCTTTTATCAAGGCGGATTACTATGAAGACTCAAATCAAAGAATTGTGTTTGAGGAAATTGAGAAGTTTGTTCATGAATATAATCAACCTGCAACCAAAGAAGTTCTCTGTATTGAGGTAGAGAAGCGTCAGGACATTAATGACACTACCTTTTCTGAGATTACAAAACTGATTAGTTATTTGGAAGATGTTCCAACTGACTATGATTGGTTGTGTGATACTACAGAGAAGTGGTGTAGAGATCGTGCCATTTATCTGGCACTAATGGAATCCATTGCTCTTGCAGATGGAAAAGACAAAGATAAAGATAGGGGTGCTATCCCTAGTATTCTGTCAAATGCATTGGCAGTTTCTTTTGATACAAATATCGGTCACGACTACCTGATTGATTATGAGCAAAGATACGAAGCGTACCACAAAAAAGAAGACCTCATCCCGTTCGACCTTGAGTACTTCAACAAGATTACGAAGGGTGGTCTCCCGAACAAGACACTTAACATTGCTCTTGCTGGCACTGGTGTCGGTAAAAGTTTGTTTATGTGCCATGTGGCATCTTCCGCACTCCTGGGAGGGAAAAACGTACTATACATCACGCTTGAGATGGCTGAGGAGAAAATTGCAGAGCGAATCGATGCTAATCTTCTCAATGTGCCTATCCAGGAGATAACAGAACTTCCTAAGGTGATGTTTGAGGATAAGGTGACAAAACTTGCAAACAGAACCCAAGGATCCCTAATTATTAAAGAGTATCCAACGGCATCTGCCCATGCAGGACACTTTAGGTCACTTCTTAATGAACTTGCACTTAAGAAGTCATTTAGACCTGATATTATTTTCGTTGATTACCTTAATATATGTGCTTCCGAACGGTATCGCGCAGGCAGTAATGTCAATTCATATACAGTTGTCAAGGCTATTGCTGAAGAACTTCGAGGACTTGCTTGCGAGGCAAACGTCCCTATCGTATCTGCCACCCAGACCACTCGTTCTGGTTATGGTAGCAGTGACGTTGAGCTTACTGACACTAGTGAGTCCTTTGGTCTCCCTGCTACTGCTGATCTTATGTTTGCCCTTATTTCAACTGAAGATCTTGAAGGACTCGGGCAAATTATGGTGAAGCAGTTAAAGAATAGGTATAATGATCCAACCATTTTTAAACGATTTGTAGTTGGTATTGATCGTGCTAAGATGCGTCTCTATGATTGTGAACAGTCTGCACAGGATGACATCCTTGACAGTGGACAAGAAGAGGAGTATACTTATGAAGAACAAAAACCAAAGAAATCATTTGAGGGATTTAAGTTCTCATGAACGGTTACTACTCTGTGTTCAATCCTAGAGGCGAAAAGATTGCTGACTGTGGTATCGAAAGAGATGCAGTTAATCTCATGAGTATGAGAAACCGTCGATGGGATGGACACTACTTTACATTCAATCCTTTGCCTGGAGACATCGTTGATGTTTCTAACAAACAACTTCCTACAAAAGACATCGTAGTCAATATGGATGGTGGTGTCGGTGGTAGTTGGAAAGAGATTGATTATATCGAAATTAGTGGTCAAAAGATTGCCACCCAACAAAATCTTCCTCAAAATTGTCAAGAACCATTTATTCCAGATTTACATGACTAAAGTTGATACTGAAAAATACGTAGAGTTTGTGAAAGGTGTGACCAGCGAACCTAGTCTTGACTATGGTGCAATGGGTTCTCGTCTTGCAGAACTTGAGGTGACTGGAACTAATACGTCTCAGTTGCTTACTGCCGCCCTTGGTCTCACTGCAGAGTCTGGTGAGTTTACCGAGGTTGTGAAAAAGATTATCTTTCAAGGGAAACCCTACAATGAGGATAATGTCTTTCACATGAAGCGTGAACTGGGTGATATCTGTTGGTATCTTGCTCAGGCATGTATGGCACTTGACACCACCTTTGATGAGGTTATTGAGATGAATGTTGAGAAACTGGAATCTCGTTATCCTGGTGGTAGTTTTAATGTCCATCAATCAGAAAATCGTAAGGAGGGTGATGTATGACTAACAGCAATCAAAGACAATGGTCTGTCTGGTACAGTATCAAAGACTGGTTTAAGGGTTTGTTTGAAAGTGAAGCAGAAGCAGTCCTTGATACGTTCGACAACAATCCCCCTCCTGATGTAGGTTTTCAACCCTATACTGGTGACGATGCTGAAGCAGGGGAAGGATGATTAACCTTGAACTGAATAGACGTGACGCAATTGTTTTACGTCATCATCTTTTCTTATATACAAAAGATCATCCTGGTTTCTTCTCTGATGAAGGTATTCTAAAGATCAGAGAGATTTCACAACAGATAGACAAACAATTGGAGGAAAACCTGTGAGTTGCGATATCAATATTGATATAAAACTAAATATTCATCAAGCGGCACTTATCCGGGAATATTTGTTTCTACATACCAAACAAGATAGTTACGAATTTCCATCACAGAGAACCCTAATGATCCGCGATTTCATTCTAAAGTTGGATGAACAAATTGAAGCAAACCTACCAGAGGACCATGATCATGAAGGACTATGATCCATTGACAGCAGAAGAAGTTAACGAAGCATCAAAAGACTTCTTTCCCCTCTTTGACATCGTTCATCGCAACATGCCAGAGAACTGCACAGTCGAAGACACTCTTAAAGTAATGGAGAGTGTATGTAAGTTGGCACACAAGAAACGTGCTGCTGATGAAATCCCCCACGCACCTTTTGGATTTAACAAAAAAGATGACGGAAACGCAACAGAAACAAAAGAGGAAGTCGCAGCTGAGTGACTCCTTTGGCGGAACAGTAGAAAAGGACATCCCAGAAAATGTTGAGTGGATCGATGATGCTTTCTACATCAAGGAAACTCGTTTTGGTCTCTACACCAGTATTCTGAAAGAACCACTGGGTCAACATTTTATTACTGGTGCAACTAAAGATGGTGTAATCAGCATCTCTCGCTGGCATCTTATGTGCCTACAAGAAGGTACACTTGATGATTACACCAAGATTATTAACAGTGGTGTCGTCGGAGGCAAACTCTGACGCCTTTTTCGGGGTTATAGCTCAACTGGTAGAGCGCCTGCTTTGCACGCAGGAGGTTTGGGGTTCGAGTCCCCATAACTCCATTCTAAATACTTAGAAAGTCTAAGTTGATGGCAAAGAAAAAAACCAGTAAAGACGTAGCTTCTGCAACGATGACTCGTATGCAGGAGTTGGGATCCGCTTGGGTATTTAAAAGAGCCATACAGGATAACATATCTTTTAAGAGTGCTAATGATATTGTTAATGACAAAAAAACGTATGATCAATTAGTTGATATTTGGAAAAAAGTTGGAAAGGTTGAATGGGATGATGAAATCGATGGTGAATGGGTAATTAATTTTTATAAACAGCAAAAAACTCTTTTAGCAAAAATAGGAAAACCAAATTTCACTGAGTTTTGCCGAGATGGTGGAACTGGAAATGATTATATTTTACCTGGATCTAAATCCGGTACAACCTTTATGGAGTGGGTTAGTGATTTGGTAAAAGAAGAGTTTGAGATAGGTCAAAAAGATAATTGGAATCCTGCCGATATTTGGTTGATTCAAGATGAGATGAAATGGAGAAAGAAAATCCAAGAGTCTTTTAATCAAAAAAGAGATCCGACTGCATCTATAGAATCTGAATTGGCAAAATTTAATGCAATATTCAGAGCTCTTTTTAGATCTAAACAAATAATAGGTATTTCTTTAAAAAAAATTGGTAGTGGTCCTGCACAATTTAAGGAAGTCAATGTAAGTGGAAAATTCTTTAAAACACTTAAATCAACTAAAATGAGTCTTGAGAGTGCAAAATGCCTTCTTGGTACAAAAAGAATTGATCCCAAAAAAGCGAAGAAGGATATTGAAAGAGGAAAACCAAGAGGAGCTCCAGGAGCTGCTACTCTGACACAAGACACTGTTTTGACTATTGATGATCCTGGAATAGTTAGTGGAAAGAGAATAAAGTATACAGTTCAAATTAAAGCAAACGATTCTACAAAATTTTCTAACTTGAAATGGGAACCAACGATAGTTGGTAGAGGTGCTGCACGATTAGGGAAAGCAACTGTGGAGTTGGTTTTGGATTTAATGAAAGTCTATGGAATTCTAAGACTTTATGAACCTGATAATAAAAAATTTCCCAGAAATAAAACTGAATTTAAAGAATATGAGGATGACTATAGACAAATAATTGATGAATTAATTCGAGATAGATTTGTTGATCTGGGATCTGGTGTTGATGTTGAAACCGCTATTGTTAACATCAAAGAAACTTTTGATGTTTATCGTGGGCAACCTTGGGTTGCAGTATCTAAATTGCAGCAATTAAGATTTTTGTATGCTTTAATGACACTTCCAGAGAAAAAAAGAGATGAATTTGTGACTTCATTAGTTTTTACTGCTGAAAAGGCTGGTAAAAGATATGGACCTTACGGAAAATTGTATTGATAAATAATGTATAGGAATTATCAATATAGATGAAAAGTTTACTTCAGTTCCTGAGTGAAGCGTCTGCTGCAAGTATGCAGGCGAAGAAGTTAAATCTGAAGAGTGATGGTCACGGTGGTTGGTTAGACACCCGTGGAAAGTTTGTGGCAACTACCGAAGACGGTAAGTTGAAGTTTTTAGATAAGAAGAAACCAAAAGGTCAAGAAGAACCGACTGGTAAACCAAGAGCAGCAGCACAACCAGAACCCAAGGCAGAACCAAAGAAAGGGGCCCCAGAAGCAACTGATAAGAAATCAGCAACTCCAGCTGGAGGTGAAGAAGGTTCTAAAGGATCTGAAGATACTCTGACCATGGCATTTGGTCGTTTTAATCCTCCTACAGTTGGACACGGCAAACTTCTTGCTGCAGCAAAGAAAGCAGCATCTGGTGGAGACTTAAAGATCTATCCTTCTAGAACTCAGGATCCTAAGAAGAATCCTCTTGACCCTGACATGAAGATTTCATTTATGAAGAAGATGTTCCCTGATTATTCGGAGAACATTGTCAACGATGATGAAATGAAGTCTATCTTTAATGTTCTTACTACTGCTGGAGAACAGGGATATAAGAACGTTAATATCATCGTAGGTTCAGATCGTCAGTCTGAGTTTGAGAACTTGGCAACCAAGTATAATGGTGAATTATATGACTTTGATCAAATCCGTGTCATCTCTGCTGGTGTAAGAGATGCAGATGCTGCAGGTGTTGAGGGTATGTCAGCATCTAAAATGAGAAAGGCAGTTGTTGATGACGACTTTGATGCTTTCCGTCGTGGAACTCCAAAGGATCTTGACGACGGTGATACCCAGGCACTGTTTGATGCAGTTCGTTCTGGAATGGGTGTAAAGAAAAAGAAAGAAGTTGCAGAGATGTGGGAGATTGCACCAAAGTATGATCCCAAAGGATTGAGAGATCATTATGTTTCTGGTCAAATCTTTAATCTTGGTGATATTGTAGAGAACTTAAATACTGGTTTGATCGGTGAGATTGTTCGTCGCGGAACTAATCATCTTATTTGTGTAACCAAAGAAAACTACATGTTTAAGTCCTGGATCCGTGATGTCATGGAAGCAGTTGTAAACTACCCAGGACCATCGGGTGTTGATTCTGATCAGAGACTTGTCGGAACTGATGCACATCGTAAGTATGTGATGAGAATGACTGGGACTACTGATATCAAGAACTTCATAAATAAATTTAAGGCTAAAAAGTAAGATAGTATTACCATGTCAGAAACAAATCTGAACGATCTTTCCAAAGTTTATCAAGATCAAATTGCTGAGAAGAAAAAGGACGATACCTATCTCGAACCTGACATGAAGAAGCGTCAGGCAAATAACGAGAAGGCACGTAAAGATCTCATGAAGGGTCCTCAAATGAAGAACCCTCACTTTGAGGAGAAGCAACTTGATCCTGTAGGTCAAGAAGATGGTGATGTCAATAACGACGGCAAGAAGGACAGCACTGATAAGTATCTGATGAAGCGTCGTAAGGCGATTGGTAAGGCAATGAAGAAAGAATCATTCATCTCTTCTAACTGGAGAAATGATCTTTCTGAAGTAATTAACGACATTGAGTCAAAACCTATCAAAGAAAAGAAGGTAAGTAATAAGGTTAAAATCAACCCCACGATGGGAGAGGCAGTTGAGGAGATGGGTGGAACTCTCCTTGAGGAGATCGAAGTTGATGAGTTTGAGGGTATTGTAGAAGGAGTATATGATGAACTGATTGAGGAAGGATACTCTGAAGATGATGTAGAGTCTGCACTTGAGCAAGCTCTTATTGAAGCAACTGTAACTATGGGTCATGACTCATATGGTCCTCAAAAGGCAGCACCCAAACCTGCTGAAAGAACCAGAGACAAACTCAAGAAGAAAGCAAAAGGATTCCTTGGTAAAGTTGCTGTTAAGGCATACAACAAAGCAAGAGAAGCAAAGGCAGCAGCAACACCTGCAGTGCAAAGAGCAAAGACATCAGCAAAACGTGGCATCAAAAAAGCAGTTAAGCAAGGTGCTATAAATGTAGCTCGTGGTGCTGATAGGGTTCAATATGCGGCTGCTAAGGTGGCCAGAAAAATGAGTGAAGAAATCATGGGCGAAGCAGTCTATGGTGGCACTAAGAAACCAGCACCTACTGACAAGCGTTTAACTGTTACCAATGCTGATAAGGCAGGTAATACTCCTGCATATCAAGCATACAAAGCAGGCGACAAGCGTTATAAGGCTGCTGACCATATGAAAGAAGGTGTTCGTGATGTAGATCCTGAAAAGGGAACTGCAGAGCGTAAGGCACGTCTTGAGAAAAAGCGTGGCATGAAGATGGATGACCATCCTCAGTACAAAAAAGAAGAAGTTGAGGTTGATGAAGCAATGTCCTCTTATGATAGAAATCGTAAGAGAGCAGCACAAAGAGCAGCAGAAAGAAATGCTGCCCGTGCCGCAGGCAAGACTGGTGTAGTTCCTGGTGTTGGTTATGTATCTCCTAGAAAGGAGAGAGAAACTTATGTTGATTCCGCAGGCACAACCAGACATAAGTCAGGTGCCAAAATGGAAGAAGTTGAGCAGGTAGATGAACTCTACAAGGGTAAGCACGGTCAGTCTGAAAAAGAGTATCAGGATTCTCGTTCTGACGGTGGTAAGATGGTGTCAGGTGATTCCAAGCGCAGTGGTGCTGCATACTCTTCCCGCGCAATAAAGAACACTGGTCCTAATCCTGCAGGTGGTTCTAAGAAACCCCAAGGTCAAGGACGCATGACTAGTGGTGCCCGTGCTGATCTTCAGTATCGTAAGGCAAATATGAGAAAAGAAGAGGCAGCAATGTCTCCTCAAGAGGTTTCTCTTCAGAAAAAGAAAGCAATGATTGATAAGATGATTGCTTCCAAGAGAATGCAAGGACTGAAAAACGCAAAAAAGTCTGAAGCACCCACCAAAGCGATGGGTGAAGCAAAGGAACTGAGTGTAGATGCCCAGATGAAAATCTCTAGGGAGCATAATAGAAAGTCACCTGAGGAAAAGTTGGCAGCAAACAAAAAGGCACTTGGCACTATTAAAAAAGTAAAACGTGAGAAGGACACCAGAACTGATGCTCAGAAGATGACCGATGCTACTGGTCCTCGTCCTGGTTCCCGTTACAGAGGTGACTGATGCCTGCCGTATCTAAAAAGCAGCAACGATTCTTTGGAATAGTTCGTGCCATCCAAAAAGGTGAGATGGCACCTACTACTCCTGAGACTGCGAAGGCAGCTGCTGACATGAAGAAGAGTGATGTGAAAGACTTTGCATCAACCAAGCATAAGAAACTTCCTGAGAAGAAAGTTTCAAAAGAAGCAGCAGATTTTTCTCAGAGAGATAATATTATGAAGAAGGCGAAGCCCCTTCATAAACATCTATTCAAGAATCTCCACAAAGGAGATAGAAAAGGTGATGTTAACGAGGAATCAAATCCTCGTATTCCTAGAAAGAAAGGTCAACCTGCAAACTCTAAGAAGCATTCTGATCTCTATACTGATGAGAATCCCAAGGGAACTATTCACGGTTTAGGTTTTAAGGATGTTGCTACTGCTAAAGCATCTGTTTCTAAGATTCGTAATTCATCTAGATCTCATGCTCACAAGATCCAGGCAGCAGTTGCTATGGAACAGAGAGCAAGAGAAATGGGTAAGACTTCGGAAGCGGCGGTCTATAGAAAGTTCATCAACACTATGAAGAAGAAGACCAAGAAAATGAATGAAGGTTGGTCTGATAAGTATAAGAAGTCTATAGATTGTAAAAATCCTAAGGGGTTTTCTCAAAGAGCACATTGTCAAGGCAGGAAAAAAGTTTCTGAAGAAACTAAGTACGATAGGTACGATAAAGAGAAGAAACAGTTTGCCAAGGCAGATAAAAAGATGAAGTTTGGTAAGTTCTACTCTAAAGCAAAAGAAGCAAGAGATCGCCTTCGTCCCGGTGAAGTAAAACGTTATGATAAAAAGTTAGGAAGGTACGTTTCTAATAAAGATTGATATATAGAATATACAAACGAGGTTCATCATGCTTTCATTCTTACTCCCATTAGCAGCAAAGGTAATTAAAGATGCCGTCGCCCAGATTCCGGAAAATGAGGAACTCGGTGAGAAGTTGGTTGAGATCTGTCTTGTTATCTTGGGTAAAGCGGTTAAGCTGACCAAGACTGACATGGATGATCAACTTTTAGAAGTTGTTAAGAAAGCGATGGTCGCCCGCGAAGAGGGTTGATCTGCAATCTATCCCTTTTATAAATATTAATTAGCAAAACATTTTATAGAGAACGAGACATGGCACTTTGGGGCAATAAAGACAATATAACCTCAGCTGGCACCGTAGGTCTTAACTACTCCACTGGTGTTGTCACTGGTAGTGGAACTGCCTTTGGAGCAGCTGGTTCGGCGCAGGTTGGTGACGTAATCAGATTTACAAAGTCTGGTACTTACTATGGCGATGCTGTAATTAAGTCGATTGCAAGCGCAACTTCATGCACCATCGGTTCTACCGCAGGTTTGAGTGGTGCTGCTATCGCAGGATCAGATTTCACCATCAGTCAACTTCCAAAATACACTGTTCTTGATCGCACTTTTAGTGAGACCAGAACTGATGCCGATGTTCGCGTTTATGGTGTTGCTGCACTTGGCGCAGAAGTAACTAATCAGACCATCTATGAAGCTGATACAGGATGGGTTGGCGTTTCTACTTACGTAGATATGCACGGAACCCTGAGAGTTAAGAAAGAAACTCTTGTTGCAATGTCTGGTATCTCTACTGGTAACGCACCTGTATACGGCAACCCACCTGCTTGATTAGTGTATGCATTTTAATGAATTGAATGAGGATAACTTCCTTCTCTTTGCTATTCAGCATTATGAAAACCCTCAAGCAGTCACTAAAGATGATTTTGATAAGGATCTGAATCATTTTAAATATATCAAAAGATTATTGAAACGATATAAGAATACGGGTCAGTTAAAGACTCATCTTCTTTTAAATCATTTCATTATTCTTTATAACATCTTTGGTGAAGCAACAACCCCGATGCTGTTCTTTAAAATCGAAAAGGATTTGTGGTCTTCCATGAAAACATTCGTGTTATTTCTTGGAAGACTTCCTGAGTATCCGAAAACATTCATGCATGATGTTGCCGTTGATATGAATTGTTTGGAGAAATTGCAAAAAATTTACGAGGAATAATGAAAACCTTTTTACAATTTCAGGAACAAGCAATGGCAGCTCCTACTAATAATGTGGGTAGTGGTAACATTGCAGGGACTGTTGAGGCAGGGGATGATCCTCCGGTGAAGAAGAGAAAGAAATATATCTACCAAAAGGGTGTACGTAAAATCTGGAAACCTGATGGAAGAAGAAGTTAAGGTTGCAGTTCTAGAAGCAAAATTAGAAAACTTTGAGACCTTGGTCTCTAGGTTAGACTCTGCTATAGAGAAAATTGCAGAGGTAAATAATAATGTGTCTAGGATGTTGGCAGTCCATGAACAACGAATTTCTAAGCAAGAAGAGATCGACGAGATATTGTTTGATAAGATCGACAAACTCCGTGATAAAATGGACAGCGATCATGACAGCGTTAGTCAACGATTATCATTATTGGAGCGGAAACTTTGGATTGGCATCGGAGCACTGGGAGCAGTACTGATAATCACTAATCCACAATCCATCAAGATGATCAAACCATTGCTTTCGTCAGCAGAAAGTGCTATAGTGCGACCAGTGGTAGCGTCTGTGAATGAATCACGTTGATTCAAAGTTTATTGGTTATCTTTCTGCGAAACTAGAACGTTTTAAGAAAGTAAAATCAAACCTTTATAATTTTAGATGCCCCATTTGTGGCGACTCACAAAAGAATAAGTCGAAGACTAGAGGATATCTGTATGGAATGAAAGCAGATGTGAACTTTAAGTGCCATAACTGTGGTGCTTCGATGACTCTTAGTAGTTTCATCAAGCATATAGATCCTGTCCTGCATAAGCAGTACGTTTTTGAGCGTTTCAAAGATGGTAAGACTGGCAGGGCAACTGTTGTAGAAGAACCAAAGTTTGAGTTTAAAGCACCTAAGTTTAAAAAGAAACTAAAACTTCCTAAAGCATCTGAAGATCCTAGTGCAGCAGGATACCTTACAGCAAGGAAACTTGATCCAGATAACTTTTATTATGCTAAGAAGTTTAAAAAGTTTGCTAACAGTCTTAAACCGACTTTTGAGAGTGAAGCGTATGATGAAGAACGTATCATCATCCCGCTTTATTATGAAAAGAACTTAATTGGGTTCCAGGGAAGATCTCTGGGTCCTAGCAAGGTTAAATACATTACCGTGATGCTTGACGATGACGCACCAAAAATCTACGGATTGGATAACATCAGAAGAGATGCTCCAGTCTACATTACAGAAGGACCTTTCGACAGCACATTCATTCGCAACGCGATTGCTATGTGCGGAGCTGATGCTGATATCAGTCGTTGGGGGATTAGCAATCCTGTGTGGATTTATGATAACGAACCCCGCAACAGAGAAATTACAAACCGAATATCTAAAACCATCGATTCTGGTCAGTCGGTAGTTATTTGGCCAGACAGCATCGATGATAAGGATATAAATGATATGGTGATGTCTGGACTGGATGTGCAGTCTGTGATAGAATTAAACACATACTCTGGCTTAGAAGCAAAACTTAAATTCAACACTTGGAAGAAAATATGAGCAACGGTATTAAGGTAACGAAAAGAGATGGGAGAATTGAATCTCTTGACCTAGAAAAGATGCATCTCATGGTTGACGAGGCGTGTACGGGTCTTGCAGGGGTGTCTGCAAGTCAAGTTGAGATGAAGTCTGGTATTCAGTTCTATGATGGCATCACAACCGAAGAGATCCAGGAAATCCTAATTAAGGCAGCTAGTGACCTGATTGATTTGGATTGTCCTAACTATCAGTTTGTTGCTGCTAGGTTGCTCCTGTTTGCTCTCCGTAAGAGTCTCTATGGAAAGATGAGAGAACTACCTCATCTTGAGAAGCACATTATGGACTGTACTGCTAAGGATGTTTATGATAAAGACATCTTTAACAAATACTCCAAGGAAGAGATTGCAAAAGCGAATGGGTTCATTGATCATGATCGTGATTTCCTGTTCACTTATGCTGGTTTGAGGCAAGTTGTAGATAAATACTTAGTACAGGACAGAAGTAGTGGCGGTGTCTATGAGACGCCACAGTTCATGTATATCATGATTGCCCTGACAATTTTTGCAGAGTATCCAAAAGATACTCGCATGTCATACGTAAAGAGGTACTATGACGCAATCTCCAAACACAGACTCAACATTCCCACACCTATCATGGCGGGAGTGCGAACTCCACTTCGACAATTTGCTAGCTGTGTTCTTGTTGATGTTGATGACACCCTCGATAGTATCTTTAGCTCTGATATGGCAATTGGCAAATACGTTGCACAAAGAGCGGGAATCGGTATCAACGCGGGTAGAATCCGTGGCATCAACAGTAAAATCAGAGGCGGAGAAGTTCAACACACAGGTGTTGTACCTTTCCTTAAAAAGTTTGAATCGACTGTCCGCTGCTGTACACAAAATGGAATTCGAGGTGGCTCAGCGACTGTCCACTTCCCAATCTGGCACCAAGAAATAGAAGACATCATTGTTCTCAAGAACAACAAAGGCACAGAAGACAATAGGGTTCGCAAACTTGACTACTCCATCCAGATTTCAAAACTTTTCTACGAACGTTTCATTGCGGATGGAGAAGTTAGCTTATTCTCACCGCATGACGTACCAGGTCTGTATGATGCTTTTGGTACTGATTCATTTGACGATCTCTATGTGGGTTATGAATCAGATGAGTCTATTCCAAGAAAGACTATCGGAGCACAGAAACTCATTCTGGACCTCCTGAAGGAGAGAGCAGAGACTGGTCGTGTCTACATCATGAACATTGACCATTGCAACTCTCACTCTTCATTTAAGGATAAAGTGAATATGAGTAATCTCTGCCAGGAGATCACTCTGCCTACAGATCCTATTAACCATATCGATGATGAGTATGGTGAGATTGCTCTGTGTATTCTTTCCGCAGTAAACGTTGGCAAGATTCGTTCTGATGAAGAATTGGAAGATCTTTGTGATCTTGCTGTTCGTGGACTTGAGGAGTTGATTGACTATCAAGAGTATCCTGTGAAGGCAGCAGAACGCGCTACAAAGGCACGTAGATCCCTTGGAGTAGGTTTTATCGGTCTGGCACATTATCTTGCTAAACTGGGGTATAAGTATGACTCCCAAGAGGCATGGGATGCAGTTCACGGTCTTACCGAAGCATTCCAGTTCTACCTTCTGAAATCATCCAATGAACTTGCTAAAGAGAAAGGATGGTGCTCTGATTTTGGCCGAACAAAATATGCTGATGGAATTCTGCCGATTGATACATACAAGAAGGATGTAGATGAAATCACTAGTCAGGGGTACGAGCATGATTGGGAGTCTCTTAGAGCATCTATCTTGGAGCACGGATTGCGACACAGCACTCTGTCCGCACAAATGCCTTCGGAGAGCAGTTCCGTTGTGTCAAATGCAACAAATGGAATCGAACCTCCTAGAGACTACTTGTCCGTTAAGAAGTCAAAGAAAGGGCCTCTTAAGCAGATTGTTCCATCGTATGGAACTTTGAAAAACAACTACACCCTGTTGTGGGAAATGCCTGACAACAAAGGTTACATTAATGTAGTCTCTGTTATGCAAAAATTCTTTGATCAGGCAATCAGTGGTAACTGGTCGTATAATCCAGAACACTTTGATGACAATGAGGTCCCAGTCTCTCAAATGGCAAATGACCTTTTGACTACATATAAGTACGGTTGGAAAACCAGTTATTATCAAAATACAAATGACTTAAAATCCGATGAGGTAGAAGAAGAAAAACCAAACATCGAAAACCTGTTAACCGAATTAGAACAAGCCGAGGAGGGAGAGTGTGAATCCTGTGCAGTTTAAGATTTCTTCAGTAGAGGACAACAACATGACTAAAGTTAAGGGCATGACAGTCTTTAACACTGAACAAGTTAATACTAAAAAACAACCAATGTTTTTCGGTCAACCTCTGGGGGTACAGAGGTATGACTCTTACAAATACCCAGTCTTCGATAAACTCACTACACAACAGTTGGGTTATTTCTGGAGACCAGAAGAAGTTTCACTGCAGAAAGATCGTGGGGATTATCACACGCTTCGTCCAGAACAAAAGCATATCTATACCTCTAACCTCAAGTACCAGATTATGCTTGACTCCATTCAAGGGCGTGGTCCTGGGATGGCTTTTATTCCTTACTGCAGCCTACCTGAACTAGAGGCATGTATGGAGGTTTGGGGATTTATGGAAATGATCCATAGTCGCTCCTATACCTACATCATCAAGAACGTCTACAGCGACCCCTCTGAGGTCTTTGACAAGATCGTAACTGATGATCGCATCCTAGAGCGTGCTGCAAGCGTCACAGAGGCATACGATGACTTCATCGGTGGTGCTCAGCAGTATGGCAACAGCACCATGTGGGAACTTGCTGCTGAAGGTCATATGGCAGGTCAGTATGATCGACATGAACTAAAGCGTAAACTTTATAGAGCAGTTGCTAATGTTAACATTCTAGAAGGTATCAGATTCTATGTTAGTTTCGCTTGCAGCTTTGCATTTGGCGAACTTAAACTTATGGAAGGATCCGCTAAAATTATCTCGCTTATCGCTAGAGATGAGAACCAGCACCTTGCAATCACTCAAAACATCCTCAATAAGTGGAAACAAGGTGATGATCCAGAAATGAAGCAAATTATGAAGGAAGAGGAAGAGTGGACCTACAAGGCATTTGATAATGCTGTGAATGAGGAGAAGCGTTGGGCAGACTACCTGTTTAAGGATGGATCTATGATTGGTCTGAATGATAAACTGCTTCAGCAATATGTTGAGTGGATTGCTAATCGCCGTCTCAAGGCAATTGGACTTACTCCTCAGTATGATATTGCTGCTAAGAACAATCCACTGCCCTGGACGCAGCATTGGATCTCCTCCAAAGGTCTTCAGGTTGCACCTCAAGAGACAGAAGTTGAGTCTTATGTGGTTGGTGGCATCAAGCAAGATGTGAAAAAGGACACATTCAGTGGTTTCCAACTCTGATTAGTGCTATACATAGGGGGAGTAGCATCTCCCTCTATGCCACGAAACGAAATTTCCGCAATGGAATTCAAGACAAGAGTTCTGAAAATAAAGAACGAACTCTTTTGGGAAGAACACCAATACGGTGAAGAAGCACGGGGTCTAGCACATAAATATCTCAATATGGTGCTGGACGCAATTGATGAATATCGATTATGAAAATCCATGGAGATACGGTGAGAGACCTTTTACTAGTGATGATATTCACGACTTTTATGGTTTTGTGTATAACATTACCAATCTCACGAACCAACGACAATACATTGGGCGAAAGTATTTTTGGTCTCATCGAAAACCTCCGGGAAAGAAACGCCGAGTAAAAAAAGAATCTGACTGGAAAAAGTATTATGGGTCTTGTCCGGAACTTAAAGAAGACATTGAACGACTGGGTAGACAAAATTTTAGTCGAACTATCTTGTCACTACATAAAACACCTGGCAAAACAAACTTCGAGGAAACAAGACAACTCTTCATCCATGGAGTCCTCACCGAATCCCTTGACACAGGGGGACCTGCATACTACAATAGCAACATCCTCAGCAGGTACTTCCGAAAAGACTATTATGATGGAGACTGAAGAAATCGTTGCTGACGTTCGACAGTGGGCAATCGACAAAGTTCAAGAGTACAATGGAAAGGGTATTGAACGAATCTATGATCAAATGGCACTCATGGCAGAATTTGATGAATGGTTCGATCCTCAAGAAGATTTAGAAGTTATCTCCCTTGACGAAATCAACAAAGACCAGTATGATGACTTTGTTGATCACATGAAACAGTAATCAACTGCGGCATTCCCCTTGGTGGTTCAGGAGTGGCGGCGATAGGAACCACCACATGGGCCCATAGTTAAGTGGATATAACCCCCGCCTTCTAAGCGGTTGTCCCAGGTTCGAGTCCTGGTGGGCCTGTTGACAATTATACGTCCACCATGTTATAATTGTCACTTGGGCATTGGGAGAGACCACCACCACCTCTTCTCCCATGTAAGACCCGACCTGCGGGTGTGGTGTAGCGGTAACATGCGAGCCTTCCAAGCTCTTGTCACGGGTTCGATCCCCGTCACCCGCTTTCCCTTCGGGGAGTACATATTCCTCTATAGCTCAGTTGGTAGAGCAGGTGACTGTTAATCACCCTGTCCCTGGTTCGAGTCCAGGTGGAGGAGCCTCGCTTGCTTAGCTCAGAGGTAGAGCATCTCGTTTACACCGAGGCGGTCGGCGGTTCGATCCCGTCAGCAAGCATTACCCCCCTAGGAGGCCCATGAACCATGATTACCGTAAGGTGCAAAGAATGTGGAAAGGAGTTGACATCCACTAGTAAGGTGCAATTCTGTGGTTGTCCCAATCAAATGAGAGTTGTGGACAATAAAGTAGGTGCTGTTGATTTGGATAAAGTCGTAATGGTATCTAATAACGTAGAGAATAAGATTGATAGTCATTTCTCTAGATCGGAACTTCTTTATCAAGAAGAACGTCGTAGACGTAAGGTAAAGAGATTGGACTTTGAAGTTCGTTGACACCTGGAGAGGTGGTCGAGTGGTTTATGGCACTGGTCTTGAAAACCAGCGATGTGCAAGCATCCGTGGGTTCAAATCCCACCCTCTCCGTTTTCTTTAGAAAGTATTAAGAGATTTTGTATCATCTATATACACTTATATGGAGATCACAAATGACCCTCTTTTATTTTCTAATGCTAACATTTGTTGCATTAGTTACCTTTGCAGGGTATGATGCTACCATGAGATTAGTTCAGTTCATAGATCTCCAGATCCGTTATGCAGGAATAAGAGTTCAAATGAAGTGGATGGAGCAGAAACTTAGGAGAAGACTTCTTAAGGATACTGCGGACTACCGACAACTACTCACGGAGCACAAAAAGAATGACCTCACTAGAGACTAGAGAGTGTCCAAAATGTCAGGCAACCTGGATAGGTGGCCAACACTACTGGTATACCGGCAAGAAAGGGAACGAATTAGATCTTGCTGGACTAGTATGTAACAATCATGGTGATGAAACCTGCATAAATCCTTGCATGGGTATGGAAGGTGGAGTAACATGGGAAGACCGATTGGTCAGTTTAGGGAAATTAGAAGATGAGTCACAGGATGGATGAGATCAAACCTGCTCATCATGTCACTCGTGAAGAGTGTCAGGAGATGATTGATGATGCCATACGCAAACATAACCGTAATGCTGGTATCATCAGTATGTTTGTTGGGTTTTTCATTTTAGGACTCTTCTCTGAAGGTCTTCTCAGACTTATAGGAGCAATACCTCCGATATTCCCATGGATGGACATACACCTGTAATAGAATGGATCGGAATAATTCTTGCCCTGATATTTGGTGTGACCATGTTTTGTCAAGGTCATGCCATATTTCATGGTAAGCATGGGTATAGACATACCGAAAGAGAGAAGAAGAAATCAGAGAATACAAGAAAGCAGATTGAGGACTTGCTGAAAGACAAGTGATCTGCTATAATTAGTACAGCGAGGACTTGAGACGTTCCAACCAAAGGTGCCCAGCGGTTCGGATATACCGAAACCCGGTAGTTGGGAATTAACCCCCTTTGGATGTTCGCGTGGTTCGCGTCCTACTCCGGTGTATACTGTCAGTATGTTGGGTGTAGCGCCCACATAGCATACGGATAAGTGCATCGTCAACGGGGTGTAGCTCAGTTTGGTAGAGCACTCGCTTTGGGAGCGAGTGGCCGAAGGTTCAAATCCTTTCACCCCGATTTGCATACATACTACAACTATGCACTTTTATTCTGTGGAATACTGGCAAGAGAACTGGGAAACTTTGATGGACAGAGTAGAGAACGGAGAGACAATAGGTGTGGAGAATGAAAACGGAGATAGAGCAGTGATGGTTCCAGCGGATGATGAACTCATACGCTTATACACAGACCACAATGAAGGATCCTGAGGGACTGTCGCCTAACGGTTAAGGCCCACTGCTTATAACGGTGTGACCTGGGTTCAACTCCCAGCAGTCCTACCTTGGGGGATTAGCAATCTGGTGAATGCAGCAAACTCATAATTTGCCTAAGGCGAGTTCGATCCTCGCATCCCCTATTGACGGATTTCCGTCAAACCCTTATAATACTAAGGTCAACACACAAGACAATGACACTGACTAGTAAGTTCAAGAAAGACATTAGCACTCTTCGCGGTGCTGTAAACGGTGACTTCTTCCTGGATGTGAAGAATCCGAAACTTCTCAAAAAGGTCCGTCGTTATTATGAGAACAATGGCGTCGTCTTCTCTGGCGATCCCCTTGATGATTATGATATTCTGATGGAGCAAGTTGCTGTCGATCTTGAGTCTGTGGAGGTAGCGTGAAGGTTCTTCATACGCAAGGTCCCTTTCGTTTTGTTGAAAAGGGCACTCTAGAAAATGGAATGCCTGATTATCGGTTGCAAGAGCAAGACTACTACAACCGAAAGTGGTTTGATGTTTACCTGTTCGACAACCAGATGCAATGTCTTCTAGCAATGGAAGATCAAGAGTATCCTAAGTGGTTGACAGGTAAACCCTGCTACATCAAAGACTCGGTAAGTCGTATAAACTAGCCCTGGTCGGGATACCCCCCCTTCATTTAGATGAAAAGTAAAGTAAACAAACCTTGGGGTTGGTATGAAGATCTTGAGAGGCATCATAACCTCGTAATCAAGAAACTTCATGTCAAACCCTTCCAGAAAATCTCTCTTCAGAAACACTTCATGAGAGATGAATTTTGGTATGTTCTCTCTGGGATTGGAAGCGTACAAATTGACAATGTACATCGACTTGCATCTCCAGGAGAAACTTTTAGTATTGGTAGAGGTCAAACTCATAGACTTGAGGCACATGCCGATGGTGTTACTATTCTAGAAGTTCAGAAAGGTGAGTGTTCTGAAGATGATATCATCCGATTGGAGGATGATTATGATCGAGTCACGGATGGACTTTAACAGAACTGGTGGAGTCATTAGACCCTCTAAAAACTAAATAAGAAAAGAGTTAATTATTAAAAACAATGGCAACACAAGGAAAGGCAGCGAAATCTGCAAGCGGTGCATCGATGTCAAAATATGATGTCGAAGTAGAAGCAAGACTCAAAGCACTTGAAGCAAAGGTTGCAGCACTGGAATCTAGTGATTCAGCACAACAAAAAGTTGATGCAAGGTTCTTAGAACTTGAGGCGAAAGTCAACAAACTCTGGAACTAATGGTTTCTTGCTTATCCTAAGAGCAAGTGGTGCGGATGGAGGTAACACTCCCGCCCTGTTTCTTGCTTCAGGTAAAAAGCAAGTGGCGTGCATGTAAGACCTTTTTGAGACCCTTGACATCAAGGGTCTTTTTTTGTATGATATATAAGAAGAAACTTTTTTATTAATGTCTGAATATAAGAAGACGGCACTGGTTCTTGGTGCTGGTGGTTTTATTGGAAGTCACATGGTGAAACGCCTACGCTCAGAAGGATACTGGGTGCGAGGGGTTGATATTAAACATACAGAGTTTTCTAAATCTGAAGCACACGAATTCGTTGAGGGAGACCTGCGCGATGTAGAGTTTGTTCGTGAGTGTATTCGGTTTAAAGGATACTCTGGCAACCATAATGCGAATGTACCTTATCAGTATGTTCAACCTTTTGATGAGATCTATCAGTTCGCTGCTGATATGGGCGGTGCAGGTTTCGTCTTCACTGGTGAGAACGATGCAGAAATTATGCACAACTCTGTGACTATCAATCTGAATGTCCTTGAGGAAGTTCGTAAACTCAATGAGACTTTTGATGGTGAAGTAAAAGAGTGGACGGAAGCAAATCGTCCCAAACTGGATCAACCAACTAGGATCTTCTACTCTGGATCTGCTTGTATGTATCCAGAGCACAATCAACTTGACCCGGATAATCCAGACTGCCGTGAGGAGTCTGCATATCCTGCTAACCCGGACTCTGAATATGGATGGGAAAAACTCTTCAGTGAGCGGTTGTATCTCGCTTATAATCGGAATCATGGCATTCCTGTTAGGATTGCTCGCTACCACAATATCTTCGGACCAGAAGGAACCTGGGAAGGAGGTAGAGAGAAAGCACCAGCTGCAATCTGCCGTAAAGTCGCTTACCTCCCGGAGCAGGGTGGAGCAATCGAGGTGTGGGGAGATGGCTTACAGACTCGTTCCTTCCTGTTCATTGACGAATGCATTGAAGCAACTAGACGGTTAATGGACAGTGATTTCATAGGTCCTGTTAATATTGGATCTGAGGAAATGGTTACGATCAATCAATTGGTTGATACTGCTGCTAAGGTTGCTGGTAAGGATGTTCAGAAACTTCATAAACTTGATGCACCTCTTGGTGTACGTGGGCGCAACTCTAATAATGATTTGATTCGTGAGAATCTTGGTTGGGATTACTCTCAAACACTTGAGGAAGGTATTCGTATTACTTACAATTGGATCAAAGAACAGATTGAGGTTAGAGCATGAATATTGTTGTAGGAAACTCCGCTGGAGTTTTTAGTGGGTTGACTTGTCAACTTGCTTGGATGTTGGTCGCGGAGAATCCAGAGAACGATGTAAATCTGCAACTACATGCGATCAATAAAACGAGTGCAGGGGGTAATCATTTTCTAGATTACGAACCCTGTCCTCCAGGAGGAAGAAGTTATTTGCATTCTTCAGAGTGTGACAACTATGAAGAAATTGTAGGGAGTAATCTTCTCCTGAAATTTTTTAAGGAAAGTGATTTAATCAATACTAATATTCTTGAATCGACTTACTTAGAATCAAATCCGATCGATGTAAATAAGAAATTTGTAAAGGCATACCCAGATGATCTTCATAGGGGTGGAAAGGGTAACTCTAAAGAGCAGTTCAATAATCTAGAAACTTTAAAAGAAGTTACGGTTGCCCTGAATAGGCAGTGGAACAAACTTGAGTTTAATGATGAGTTTGCTAAACTTGTAGATCAAGAGGAGCAATTGATTGCAGGGAAAAAAGTTCTATCTATCATGCTTAGAACGACCCCACATTACATAGATCCTAAAACAAATAGACCTCTGACAGACACAAATTATGTAATTGATTGTGCGATTGAGTCTGTAAAGAAAAGAATTGATGATTATGATGCAGTCTTACTGGTAACACAGATCCAACCATTTGTTGATAGATTCGTAGAAGAGTTTGGTGACAAGTGTATCTTTACTGATAGAGAAAGACTTGCAACTGATAGTGATTGGGTTGGTGGACGTGGTGATGGAAATGTCAGTATGACTGACGAAGAATATGAAACTGAATATAGAAATGTTCTCCTTGACGTTTTACTTGCAAGTAAAACAAAGCATGTTCTTGGATCTGCTAGTAATATGTTTATGGGAACTCTGATTATGAATCCAGAGATAACTTTTGAACCGATTGATAACTTATCTGACTTTGAGGGTTGCTGATGATCTTTTTATATACACCTGCTGATGGCAATCAAACAGAAGGAATTGGCGCTGTAGCACAATGTCAGATCCATGCATACGTCCTATCGAGGATGATGCAAGTAGAATTTGTTGGCAGACCTTTTACTGGACTTCAGCACTATCAAGAATATTCTACACAAGAAGAATACTGTGATGCTGTTACAGACTTCTTTAACTTTCAATTTAATAAGGTTGATCTATCAAATGCAAAGATCGCAAAGGCAGAACGGATTGATAATTCTCTAGTAGAATTTATTAATCAGCATAGAATGACTGCTGATGAAATCTATGTAGAACTTCCTACAGCACAACTTCAGAGTTTTGCTGATGCAAACTTTGATGCATACAAGGACGCTGGATATCACTCAACACTTGCCAAGCGAATTAGATTCAACGAAAGTAAGTATTACTTTGATGATGATAAACTGAATATTGGCATTCATATTACTAACTTCATCGAAGGTAGAGATAATGATCTTAGTGCTCAGAGAGAACAGTATGTGCCTGGTAATTCAAAGGAACAATACTATATCAACTTGATCAACAAGTTGAATGAACTCCTCAGTAAGAATTCAGATATCGAAAAAGAATTTCATATCTATTCTAGGGGAGAGGAAAAGGACTTTGAGGTCTTTACTAATCTAGATGTCCCAGTCAAACTTCATCTCTGGGAGCATCCTTTGACCTCTATATATCATCTTACCAAGAGTGACATCAGAGTCTTGTCGAACAGTTCATTCAGTTATATGTCTGCTCTCTTTGGTGCAGAGAATGGAATGTCGATTATTAGAGATAACTTTGCTATGAAGATTGACAATTGCGTCATCACTGATTATCATGGTAATTTCGATGAGTCCCAAATTTGTTTTGAGTAATGAGTAAATACGTATTTGATCTAGATCATACTTTATGCAATCCTCCATACAATGAGGAAGAAAAGAGATGGATGTATTTTGAGGCAGAACCATTTCGTGATAGAATCGAAGTGGTAAACAAGTTGTGGGAAGAAGGGCATCACATCATTGTAGAAACTGCAAGAGGATGTGACTCTAAAATCAACCACTATGAAAGAACGTTTGATCAACTTCGTTCATGGGGACTCAAGTTTCATACATTAAGGACCGGAGTAAAATTCGCAGCCACTTACTACATCGACGATAAAGCAATCAATAGTGAGGACTTTTTTGATGGGCAGTGTCAATAAAATTGTAAAGAGATCTCCGGGATTTATAAAGAGACTCTACTATAATTCAGTTCCTTTTTCTAAAAGGTATGGAAAGGTGTATGAGAATACCCTTTCTTTTTTGATGGAATCTTCTAAGTGGGATATCGAAACTAAAAAAGAATATCAACTGACGCAGATGCAAAATCTTTTGAGTCATTGCTATCAGAACGTTCCATTTTACAAGCAAATTTTTGTTGATAATAATTGGAAACCAGAAGACTTTAGGACAATCGATGATCTAAAGAATTTTCCTGAACTTACCAAAAAGATTATTATGGATAACCATAATACCATGGTGGCAGGTAATCTTTCTTCTGATAGAGGATATCCAATTACGACAAGTGGATCTAGTGGAGATAAACTAAAGTTCTATGTGAACGATGATGTATTCAAGAAAGAAGCAGCATTTAACATGCGAGCATATCTTGAGCAAGGAGCACAGATGTATGATACTCCCAGTGTTTGGTTGAGACGATATGTGCCAAAGGAAAGTGATTCGCCTCTTTGGTATTATGATTATGAACTGAAGCGTCTCTACATGTCTGCCTATCATCTTAATGATCAGACTATCGGAAAGTATATTGATAAGATTAATTCCGGCGACTATCAGACTATTTGCACATACCCTTCGTCCGCATATATTCTTGCCTGTCTATGTGAAGAGAACAATCTTAAGTTGGATCTGATTGAGAAGATCCATGTGACTTCTGAGAAGATGCTGAATCAATGGTATGACAAGGTAGAGGATGTATTTGGCATTAAACCTTGTGGTCATTATGGTCAGATGGAAAAAGTTTCTTTCATGCACCAAATAGAGTCTTCTAGAGACTACAATCAAAATCTAGAGTATGGTGTGGATGAGTTCTATGACAATGGAGATGGAACTCATGGATTGATTGCCACTGGGTTCATCAATTACTATATGCCACTTATCAGATACAGAACAGAAGACACTTTTGTTTTGCAGAACGGTAAGGTAAAGGAGATCAATGGACGTAGTAGTGACATCTTGGTCTCTTCTAATGGATCTAGACTTCCTGGAGTAAACTTTTACAGTTGGATTGATAAAAAGATGCCAGCAGTGAAGATGTTCCAAATTATTCAGAAGTCTGAAAAGAACATTATCTTTAAGTATGTTCAAAATGCCGATCACTCTGAAGACATACATAGTGAAATTCTCAGTGGTTTGAGATCAAGACTTGGTGATATGGATTACAATGTGATGAAGGTGTCTGAGATTGCCAGAGACGAAAGAACTCAAAAGATCAGAAGTATTATTAATGAGGTGAAGTGATGAGGAACATCGTTAGTAGAGCAACACGTATCACATGGCCTGCAGAACTGTGTAAGTCTGGTGGTGATGAAGACAAATTTACTATTAATTATTTTAATCAGAAAACTGGTGGGTATCTAATTGATATTGCTGCTGCCTGCCCAGTCTCTGGGAGTCTCAGTTATAAACTTTTGAGTCTATATGACTGGAGCGGAATTCTGGTAGAACCTTCGGAAGTTCATAAAGAAAACATCGAAAAATGTTATAGTGATGTTGAGGGTGTTGAGTTTTATCCTGGCGCAATTCATCAGACTCTGAAGTCTGTTGATCTCTATGAACCTGACGGGATGGGTATTGGATGTGCATCTCTTGATCCAGAAAGAATGAATGCAGAGTGGCTTGATAAGCACTCAAAGAGAAATTACTCTGTTGATGCAATGCCTATCATGGATCTACTTGAAAAATATAATGCACCAAAAGACATCGACTTTATGAACCTTGACATCGAGGGATCAGAAGGTGAAGTCCTTGACCATCTTGATTTTGACGTTTATAATGTTAAATTAATTTGTATTGAGGGTGGAGATCAATACGGAGAATTTATGAAGTCCAAAGGATATCAACTTTGTGACAATTCTGGATATGATTTATCTAACGACAATTTATTTTTTGAAAAGGTATGAATGTAAGTTTTATTGGACTTGGTAAACTTGGACTTCCTCTTGCTTGTTGTTTAGCACAGGCGGGAAACAAGATTCTTGGAGTAGATAAGAATGAGTATGTTTTAGATAAACTTAGTAATAATGAACTTCCCTTCTATGAACCAGGACTGAGTAATATCTTTCCTCACCCAACTAACTTTATTGGATTTACTGATTCATATAAGAGAGCAGTAGATGAGACTGATGCATCAATTATTCTCGTTAATACTCAACTTGGTGATACTGGATATTCTGCAGAGTTTGTTGAGTCTGCTCTCACGGACCTTGCAGTTAATCTGAAGAAGAGTGATAAGGAATATCATACCATCATCTTGTCATCAACAGTTCTTCCTGGAACTATTGCACGACTTATCAAACTAGTAGAGAAAATCTCTGGTAGAAAGTTTGAAGAAGGATTTGGATTTGCATATGTCCCAGACTTTGTAAGACTTGGTAATGTAATCAAGGATTTCTTAAATCCAGAATTCTTCCTTGTCGGTGCTAATAACTGGGAGGACGTAGGAGTGGTCACTCAGATTTGGGGACACTTCCATGACAACAATCCACCTAAAAAATACTTGACACTGGAAGAGACTGAGGTAGCAAAGGTTGCTCTGAATGCATTCATTGTCAATAAAATTACTTTTGCCAACTTCCTTGGTGAGTGTTGTGAAGGTATGGATAATGTTGATGTTCACAGAATTACTGATACTATCGGCATTGATAAAAGAATTTCTCCCTACTTCTTTGGGTATGGAACTCCATTTGGCGGAACATGCTTCCCTAGAGACACTTCTGCCTTTATCAAGTTTGCGTGTGATAGAGGAAAGCAAGCAAAGCATCTTGAGTTTGCAAATGAAGTGAATGAAGATGTATATAAGAGTATCCTCAAAAAGTGTGAGAACTATGATCGTATTGGTATTGTTGGTGTTTCTTTTAAACCCAACTCTCCAGTGACTATTGGATCTCCATCGTCAAGACTTATCAATGATCTTATTTCTAAAGAGAAAGAGATCTATGCATTTGATGAACTGGACGAAACCTTTACAAATCTGAATGGTGCAAATGATCATATTCAGAAGTGTGTGTCTGCACAGGAATGTGTTGACAGAACTGACCTTGTAGTGTTCATGCATCCATCTAAAAAGTATGCTACACTTAAGATGGGTGAAAAAGATTTTGTTGACAACTGGGGAATCTTTTCTTCTGATGCTGTCTTCACCGTACCAAGTTCGTTACCTGATTGATGATCAATAACCGAGAGAGTGTAAACGCACTAAAACCCTATAACGTAGGAGGGAGATCTAGTCTCTCTCCTGACTGGGAATGTTTTGATTGGAATGAGTCAGAGTTTCCTCCTTCAAATAAAGTTTTTGAGGTGATGAAGACTTTCTATCGTTATGAAAGATATCCAGACATTACTGCCACAAAACTAAAGGAGGAGTTGTCTAAGTACGTCTCTCTTCCAGTAGACTTTATCGACGTATACAACGGATCTGATGATGGTCTGAAAGACATCTTCACCGTGTTTGTAGATAAGGACACTAAGGTATTATCGTATCCGCCTTCTTACACGCAGGTGGATACTTTTATTTCTATCAATACTGACAATTACAAAAGGGTTCAGATCATCGAACCTTTGGGTAAACATCACTATGATTTTAATCATTGCTCAAAATCTGATGTGGTTTATCTTGTCAACCCAAACAATCCAACTGGTAAGTTGATTGGTGTTGATGTAATCGAACATCTAATTACCTCATGCCCAGACACTTTGTTTGTTGTTGATGAGGCATATTATGAGTTTGCAAAACAATCATGTTGCCATCTTGTGATCTCGCATAAGAACTTGATTGTCACTAGAACCTTCTCAAAGGCATTTGGATTGGCTGCTGTCAGACTGGGATATGTCATGGCACACCCCGATCTTCTTTTCCATTTGAGAAAAATTCGTAATGGTAAAACTGTTAATGCACTTGCACAACTCTGTGGTATTGCAGTTCTGAATGATATTGATTATCTGGATGCAAGGATTGATGAGATGAATGATTCCAAGAGATTCTTCATTGACAATCTACCTTCGGAATACACTGCCATTGAAAGTCATGCTAACTTTGTTTTAGTCAAGACTCCAAATTCAGAAGAAGTTCTGAAGAAGATGAAAGAGAATAAAATTCTTATTAGGGATAGAAGTTCTTTTACAAACCTAGATGACTGTGTTAGGATCACAATTGGTTCTAAGAAACAAATCATCAGAGTCCTTGACGTTTTGAGTAATTAATATGATCGGATATAACAGACTTGGTATTAACGGCAGACTTGGCAATCAAATGTTCGAGTATGCTGCTCTAAGAGGTATTGCAGCAAAGCATGGATATGATTGGTGTATTCCGCCAAAAGATCGGGACACCAATCGTATGGCTGACTATAATATCTTTGAGGGATTTAAACTCCCACATCTGAAGAACTTTGGATATGTCAATGGTCCGACTTTAAATGAACCTAACTTTGACTTTGATGAGGAAACATTCGAGAACTGTCCTGATAACGTAAACATTGATGGATTCAGACAATCTGAGAAATACTTCAAGCATATTGAGGATGAAATCAGAGAGGACTTTGAGTTTATTGATGACATCTATGGACCCTGTAAAGAGTTCACAGACCAGTATGATGATTTAATCTTTCTCCATGTTCGTCGTGTTGATGCAACGGGTAGACCTAACCAGTTTCCTGTCGCATCAATTAGTTGGTATGAGAGAATGCTTGAGGAGCACTTCTCCAAAGATACACCTGTACTCATCCTGACAGATAAACTTGATTGGGTAAAAGAACAGGAATTGTTTAAGCAGGATCGTTTCCTTCTGTCAGAGCAACGAGAATACTCTCCTAACGCTGTCTGGAACGGTCGTGGTAAGTTGGAGTATAGTTTGTCTCCATGGGTTGATCTATGCCTTATGTCTCTGTGTAGCGGTGCTATCGTTCCCAATACAACCTTTGGTTGGTGGGGAGCATGGTTGCAGAAGAGTCAGGATAAAAAGATTGTTTGTCAGTTCCCTTATTTTGGTCCAGACTTTACTAATCGTTGTGACTCTTATAAGTATATGAAGGATTTCTTCCCAGAGGGTTGGATCCGAGGAGACCTCAATGATGATATAGACACCAAATACACTACTGCAGAAAATGAAATTAACTAATACAACTTTTATCATGTCTCTCAGGATTGAGAGTGATGATAGACTTAGAAATGTAATTGTAAGTTCAATCTATCTTCTTGATAATACTGATTGTAAAATCATTGTCAAAGAGTCCGATAAGACTTCGGTGTTTGCTGAGAAAGCTTTACCGCAAATTCGGGAATGTGTTGGTGATAAAGCAGACAGACTAACTCATATTTTTGAGGAGAATGATAAGAATTATTTTCATCGAACTAGACTGTTAAATGATATGGTCATGATGACTACCACAGATGTAGTGGTAAATTATGATTGTGACATCATTTTGCCACTAGAATCATATGTTACATCAGAAGAAAAGATTCTTTCTGGTGAATGTGATGTTGTCTATCCCTATGGTGATGGGGACTGGCAATATCAGATTTTTGCTACAGATGAATTAGTTTCTGAATTTATCAATGAAGACTATGATCTTTCTGTTCTTAGAAAGAGGTCTAGAGTCTATGATGCAAAATATGGATTCTGTCAATTCTTTTCTACCAAAAAATATATTGAGGGTGGATTAGAAAATGAGAACTTTATTGCATATGGATATGAGGATGATGAAAGATACTTTAGATTCCATAAACTAGGATATAATGTGTGTAGATTAGATGCACATGTATATCACATGGAACATGCAAGAACTGATAATTCTTGGTTCACTAATCCTTTCATCGAACATAATAAGAGTTTGCATGATACTTTGATTGAGTTTGACAAAGAGCAACTTGAGGAGTATTATAGTGATCAGGACTACTTGAAAGCACGTCAATGATAGGATTTAATGCCCTTGGCAGGATGGGAAGACTTGCCAACCAGATGTTTCAGTATGCCTCTCTAAAAGGTATTGCAAAACATCATGGTTATGATTACATGATTGCCTATCATCCTGATGCCGTCGATGATGGTATTGGGAACATGTTGCGAACAGAATTGTTTGATTCTTTTGATTTAAAAGTTCGGACAGGTCTTTTTAATGCACCAACATTGTCTGAGAGAGTTCATAACTTCGATCAGCAATTCTTTGACGAGTGTCCTGATAATGTGACGTTGCAAGGATATTTCCAAACGGAAAAATACTTTAAGCACATTGAAGATGAAGTCCGTGAGGACTTTACATTTAAAGATGATATTCTTGCACCATGTAAGGAGATGATTGAAGATGTAGAGAATCCTGTTGCACTTCATGTTCGTCGCACTGATTATGTAATTAACTCTGCTAATCATCCGCCATGCACTCTTGATTACTACAAGGAGGCACTGTCTCACTTTGAGGCACATCGCAATGTGATTGTTTTTTCTGATGATCCTGCATGGTGTAACGAGCAAGAACTCTTTTCTGGAGAGCATTTCATGATTTCTGAGAATGATGATAATCGTGTTGATCTGTGTCTGATGTCACTGTGTGATGATTTTATCATTGCAAACTCCACTTATTCCTGGTGGGGTGCATGGTTGTCTGCTAATAAAGATAAGAAAGTCATTGCCCCTAAGCAATGGTTTGGTACTCAAGGATATACAAAAGACCACAATACTGAAGATGTAATTCCTAATGAATGGATCAGACTTTGACAAGATGGATAAGAACAAGTCCGTTTTTAAACTGCAAGGACTTCCTCATATTTACTGGTTAAATCTTGATGCTGACGTTGATAGACGTGAGTATATGGAGAAGCAGTTTGAGTATTGGGAAATTAATAATCATACTCGTATTGCTGGATATGATGCAAGAGAGGATGATGCATCAGAACATCTGAAAGGTAGAATTCCTGACAATGTAAGTCAGGCAGAATTGGGATGTTGTATGTCTCATCTAAAAGCAATTAAGACTTTCTATGAGGAGACTGATGACGATTATTGTATGATCGTTGAGGATGATGTTGACTTTTCTACGGTGAAGCATTGGAACTTTACGTGGAAAGAGTTTATTGGTCTGGCACCATATGACTGGGATTGTTTACAGTTAACCACTATATGTACTGGTGATATCCATGTAAAACTCCACCATAAGTTTATCAATGACTTTTCTGCTGCTGTGTATTTGATTACTCGACACCATGCAGCAAAGGTCTTGAAAAATCATATGCGTGGTAATAAGTGGAAACTTGATAATGGTGTTAAACCCAGAGCAGTGTCTGAAGATACGATCTTGGAGACTGGTAAAACTTACACTATTCCTCTGTTCTTGTATAACCTGACATTGGGATCTACCATTCATGCAGAACATATTGGAGTCTTCCATCAGGGTCCATGGACTGCATTATCTAATTATTGGCAACAGCAAGGACCATCAGTTGACATCCGAGACTGGATGAACTATGATCCTTACCTCGGTCGAGTCACCGAGAACTCTGCTGCTCAGAGAGCAGCACAAGAGGCGGCAAACCCCACCTCTTGACAGTTTCTTAAGATTCTGTTAGTATAAATACTTAACCTTTTGTCTTACGGTAATTTCCGTTACAAAAGGATACAACGGGGAATTGTCGATTCCCCTTCCATCTGCGGGTATCCATTCCGCAAGTAAACTAAGAGGTAAAAACAAATGATCAAATCTGTATTCGCGGCAACTGCTGCTCTGTCAATGTCCGCAGGCGCTGCCCTTGCAGGTCCCTACGTTAACGTGGAAGCAAATGCTGGTTGGGTTGGAGACGACTACACTTCAACGACCACAGACATCCACGTAGGCTACGAGGGAGAAGTTGGTGCTGCTTCATACTACGTCCAGGCTGGTCCTGCGATCGTGGCTGTTGATGGCGTTGACACCGAAACTCAGTTCTCTGGTAAAGCAGGTCTGGGTATTCCCGTCAGCGATGCACTGAGTGCATATGGCGAGGTTTCCTTCCTGACTGCTGATGACGACGATGACTTCGGCGTTGGTGGTAAACTGGGTGTCAAGTACAACTTCTGATTGTAGAGTAGACAATCAATATCTAGATACTATACTGGGGTGCGACGGCACCCCTTTTTTCATGAAAAAAATTCTGTTTTCACCAGTTACCCATTTTAATTTAATGTTAGTGGGTATTTTAATTTTCATAGGAGTGTTACATGAACACACTCATCACACCATGAAACAGGATGTGCATGGGGTCGTCAAACAATTTTGTAGAGAAAATCCTGACACTTGCATCAGTTATGGTAACAACGATTACTGAGGGCGTATTTATAAGGGGTTGACAAAAATCGTTACATTACTATATAATATGTAAAGTAATGCAACACAAAAAGAAATGACTCGCTCCGGTACTGTGACAATTGAAGACGGTGGACGCACAAATCTATTTGCTAGCGAACCTCAGATGGTTGTAGAATCCTACAACCGTAAGGGTTTGGAGTCCCCACAACAATATGCAGAGACCTATAATGGTCGTTGGGCGATGATGGGAATCGTTTCTGGTTTCATCTCATACGCTATCACTGGCAATTTCTTCTTCGGAATCTTCTGATGACTGAAGCACTTTTTACCGTCACTAGCATTGCATTTTTTGTACTGCTGTCCTATTCTGTAGAACAACTTTCTGAGACTTATTGATGATCGAACTTTTGACGCAGACCGAATTCTCTTGGGCTGCCAACCACACTATTGCGGAATTCCTTGCAGGATATATCTTTGGTGCTGCTCTTATTATTGGAGCACCAGCAATCTTCTTTCTGCTTGCCTTCATGTCAGCCCTTCAGAATACTAAAGGGCGAATGGTTGGATACAAGGATCACAAGGAATATGGTGATTCCTCAACATATGAGAACACCCCTTCCAGTACAGATACTTTCCAACTTTGGATTTCTGGGTTATCCTAGGAATATATACGAAGTAAACAGAATTACTTAATATGCCTAACCCAGACGCATTGTGGCAGGACATACAAAAACTCGACGATATGTATGAAGAGTTGATGTGGCATCCTGACGACGAATTACAATTCACTCACGACGGTGAAAAAATTATCATTACGAACAAAACACTAGAGGATCAAAAAAATGTTTAACGAAACAGCAGAAAAACTGAACGGACGCGCAGCAATGGTTGGTTTCATTGCAGCAGTAGGTTCTTACCTTGCAACTGGTCAAGTAATTCCAGGTGTATGGTGAACGACATGTTAGTCATAGCAGCTTCCATGATCGGAGGGTTTGTTTTTGCCGCCCTATTGAGTGATGGAAACTTTGATGATGACGACGGTCCAGGTGGTGGGTTGATGCAACCAAATTATGCATCTCCTAACTCATAAGATTATGACTTATAACTGGACCTTACTTCAAACACTTATCTTTATCATCACCCCTTTCTTTTTAATGCTTGCTTTGTCAAGTGATGATAAGGATGGTGGTGGACCACCTGACGGAGGGATAATGACACCAGTTTACGCACCGTCACCCTCTTGACACGCACAATCGAATAACCTATAATTCGGGGGTACTATGCCCCCTTTTTAATGTTCGGACGGATCGCTGCCTTAGTTTCTGTAGCACTCATTGGTGCTTCTTGTGCCACCAAAGCAGTGGAGCAAAAAGAAGTTGTAAGTATTCCAGTGGAACCATATGTTCCTACCTGGAAGTGTATTGACTGCACACCTGAAGAACAATTTGTTCTTTCTGAACTCCAAGACAAAACTAAAATCACGGATAGAAATGCCCTGGCAACGATACTGGGAAATATTAAACAGGAAAGCAAGTTCCATTCCAACATTTGCGAGGGAGGGGCTAGAGTTCCTTACTCTGATTGCCATCGGGGTGGGTACGGACTCATTCAGTGGACCACTGAGAACCGTTATCTGGGGTTAGGTCTGTTTTGCGATAAGTATGGATGTGATCCTAGTTCGCTTGAGGGTCAGACCCGTTACATGATTAACGAAATCCACTTCCAGAAAGTTCTTCCAGAATTTGAAGGCAGTGGTAAAAGTGTCCAGCAATACATGGTCCCTGCCTATTATTGGTTAGGATGGGGCATCAAGGGTAATCGAGAGATCTACTCTTATAACTACTCAAAGAAGCTTGTTCTCGCATGAATATTAAATCACTCAAGGAATCGATTCAAATCTTCTCAAGAAAAGCGGCTACAGCAGTCAACTGGCCACCTGTCGAAAAAGATATTGAGTGTGCTATTGATGATGACGTTGTAGAGTGTTCTGAAATGGACTCTCCACCATACACTGGTATTCCTGCTCCTATTTTGACTCCCGTTGATGATTGGTTTTCTGGTCCATACGGGTGTCCTACTGAAAAACAACAAGATTACATGGTACAAGAAGCAGAGATCAAGAAACAAGAAGCAGAGAATCGTCAGTACTGGACGAAAGAATCTGCTAACATTCATCAAGAGATGTATGACTTGGCAACCAAGAGTGGTGCCACTACGGTTCAACTTGATCCTATCGGAGGATCCGAAAACTTCCAAGGCGGTTCAGAAAATGTCCATCGATGATTGGCGATACAGCGATCACAAAATGAAAGTTAGGGAACAAGCACTTAAAGTTTTGCTTTCTAAATTTGGTGGGCAAATGGAAGGAGCACGTCCTAAATACAGCAGTCAATCAATCTATGAATGTGTCCATGACTGGGTATCTCAGGGAAACATGCACACTGCAGGGATTGTAAAATATTACGAGGCTTATTATGCAAAAGGTAATTAATGTTCTAGCAGTTCTATCATTTGTAGGAACTGCTGGTATTATTGGTGGAGGAACAGTTGTTTATCTCCGTCGTGATGCTATCGCTGAAAGCGTCAAAGAGCGTGTTGCTAAAGCGGCAACAGAAGCGATTGCAAAGGCACTTCCAGGGATGATGGATGCTGCTCTTCCTGAACTTCCCGCTGCTACTGGTGGTGCTATTCCTTCCACTCCTTCTGTCCCATTTTGATGATTTGTTATGAAAAAAATTATTGCTTCCCTGGTTGCTGCGGCAGCGGTTGCCCTACCTGCCCATTCAGACCCAATCACGGAAGATGAGTTCTTCACTCCTCATGCTCAGGGGTGTATGTTACTCCAAGAGTGTACCGATCATGTCCAAGAACTCAAAACAGTTTCCGACCTTAACAAGCATGAGGAACTGGTTGATATTGATTACAGTATTGTTGCTGATGAGTTTGACTCTCTCGTCCGATCACTTAATAAGGTCGGAGCTAAGGTTTTTCTAGCAGACATGCGATACTTCCCAATTGGTCATCGTGGTGTCTATCATACTGTAAGCAATAACTTCTTCCTGAATGTTGCTCACATGCATCGTCCTGGCACCATGATGTCAGTGATGCGTCATGAAGGATGGCACGCTGCTCAGGATTGCATGGCAGGAACAATTGAGAACAACTTTATTGCCATCATTCATGATCAAGAAGATGTTCCTCGTATGTATCAGGCAATCGCAAAGAGTGCTTATCAATCTCAACCAAAGGCGATTCCCTGGGAGAAAGAGGCATACTGGGCAGGACATACTGAGGGTATGACTGCAGCAGCACTTGAGTCTTGTGCCGCAGGGACTATGTGGACTGATTATGACCCCACACCTATGACCCGCGAGTGGTTGGTTGAAAATGGATTTATTGCTAAATAATAACATCTGATACTCAAATATCAAGAACACCCAAGATAGACCACTTGACAATCCTTTTTTAGTCTTATAATGTAGTGGTCTATTATTGGAAAACCAGTATTTACATATGACACATTTAACAAGAGATGTGTTAGTCAAAGCCATAGTTGCAGAGGAGATGCGCTCCCTCACTGGCAATGATTACATTCAGTCTCTCAAGGATGCGTACAAAAAATGGGAACATCAGTCAAGTGATGATCTCTGTAGACAATTTAACTCCATCAAGCACACAACAATCTCTGTAGAGAATTTAGAACCCTAAATAAAGTTGCCTTTTACTGGTGACTCATGTCTGAAGAAGTAAAGCAGGAAAAACCAAAAGGACCCATAGGGAAATTAAAAGATAAGATTGAAGATGCTGATGAGCAACTAGCGGTTCTCAGTACATTAGTAAGACTAGGTATTCTAATTTGGTCTGGTGGTATTCTTACTCTTAACTATGTGACCATTCCTGGATTACCACAGCAGAAGATCGATCCGACCTTCATAGCCAGCGTGTTCACTGGGGTTTTAGCTACGTTCGGGGTTCAGACCGCTAAGAAGTCTGGCGATGGTACGATGAAGATGAACGGTGCTAATGGTGCTCCTGGTGCTATCACCAAGGCAGACCTTGAAAGATTGATTGCTGCTGCAAAGGAGACTGCTCCTGCTCAAACAATCAGAGTTGAGACAGCACCAATCAAAGTCGTAACTGATTCAGATCAACCACCATACAAGATGTGATATGAAACCTTACCTCAAGTGGACTGCCATTAGTCTTGGCAGCATAGTAGCGATTGCACACATCGGTGTGCTGGGACATTTGGTTAGAAGAGAACCTGATAGGATTCAGGTCCCGACCATTAATATCCCACGCGGCACTCCATATTCCTCTTACAAAATAGAGGCAGGTAAGGACGGATATACAATTGAATACAAAGCAAACGATCCTGCTATCCTTGAGTCGCAGAGATCACTTATTCTTGA